TATTTTTAAGAGATGGTATGTAGAAGGTAGACTCTATTACCATGCTATGATAGATGTCAATGATCCAAAACGTGGTATAATAGAACTCCGCAGTCTTGACTCTACAAAAATCAAAAAAGTCAAACAAGTCAAACAGGAAAAGACGGCAGACCCCAAAAAAGTAAATGTCCGATTGAATGATATGTACACTTACAATGAAGGTGGACTAGATTCTAGAGGAGGTCAGGGGTTAATGATTTCAGGAGATAGTATAATTTATTCTACTTCTGGATTGTTGAATACAAGAAAAACAACTGTTTTATCTTACCTACACAAAGCACTAAAACCCCTCAATCAACTCCGAATGGTAGAAGATGCAATTGTCATCTATCGTATTGCACGAGCTCCAGAACGTAGGATTTTCTACATTGATGTTGGTAATCTCCCAAAAATAAAAGCAGAACAATACATTCGTGACATTATGACACGATACAAGAACAAATTGTTGTATGATTCTGAAACTGGTGAGATCAAAGATGATAAACGACACCAATCAATGTTGGAAGATTATTGGTTGCCTCGGAGAGAAGGTGGTAGAGGAACAGAAATCACTACATTGCCAGGCGGAGAAAATCTTGGACAAATGGATGATGTAGAATTCTTTCAGAAGAAACTCTACAAAGCAATGCACGTTCCTGTATCTCGACTAGAGGCCGACAATGGTTTCTCTTTGGGAAGGGAAAGTGAAATATCCAGAGATGAAATGCTGTTCAGTAAGTTTATCCAAAAGTTGCAGACAAGATTTGCAATTATGTTTAATGAAATCATGGAAAGACAATTGCTCTTAAAGGGTATATTGACTGCAAATGATTGGTCTAAGATTAAGGACAAAATTCATTATTCATATAATACTGACCATTATTACTCTGAAGTAAAAATGCATGAAATCATGACACAACGAATGACGATTGCAAGGGATATGGAAGATATGGTAGGGAAATACTATTCAAGAGAATGGTTTAGAGCAAATATTCTCCACCAATCAGAAGAAGAAATTGAACACGAAGACAAACAAATGGGTGTAGAAGCAGCAGCTGATGCTGAGGGAGAAGAAGGTGAAGAAGGTGGATACGGTGAAGAGAAAGTAATTGATTTGGGAAATGACTCTAGTACACAATTAACCAGTATATCTTCCTTTAAAAAGAAGAATTTAGGTTAGTTTGGAGTTATTTAATTGTATAAATATTAATAGATAATTAGTGGAGATTAACATGGCAGAACAACAAACACCAAAAGAGATAACAACTGTGAACATAGTTGACTTTTCAATGCAGGACAAACCAATAAAGGTTACGGATGCATTCAATACTCTGATGTCAAACAAAATAGTCGATTCTCTTGTAGCAAAAAAACAAGAAGTTTCTACTCAAATGTTTACTAACAAAATACAAGAACCAGAAGTTGAAGTACCAGAAGTAGAAACAACGGAGATACAAGCATGAAACTATTAGCAGCAAAAGTAACTACAACTGCAACAAATTTAGGATTAGGAAAAGCAACAGCAGTTGCGGTTTATGCATCAGCGATTACAATCATAACTGTTGTAGATTCTGATGGAACAGAAGCCGGAACAAATGGAACAGCTGTAGGTTCTATAACTTTACCTGCTGCTTCAGTTACAGTAATTAATAAGGATTCTGACCAGTTTTTAAAGGCAAATGTAACAAACGGTACTTATACTAAAATTGCTTCTTCTGGGTATTAATGAAAACATTGAAACAATTTAGAGGAATACTAACGATTCCCACAAAGCAAGATGAATCAATTCAAATAGGAACTATCAAAGTTCCCTTAGAAGAAGATGTTGAAAAACAACTAAGATCTGTTGTTAAAAAGAAGAAAGAGGCAGAAATACAATTTAAAAGTGGAACTTCTGTGCCGATTGATCCAGAAGCCGCGTCTGTCATTTTGAAGACTTTAGATTCTCTAAATAGTAGTAACAAGAAAAAAATGCAGGATAACATGAACAAAGACACAAAGTCATTCTTGAAAATCTTGGATTTCGCATTCGACAACGTAAGATAATAAAGGAATACCATGTCATCTATATACGAATTTTATCAAGGAAAAGAATTGACAGATTTGACTAATACAATCAATTCTGCAAAATATATAAGAGAAGACCAGAAAAAAGCGATGGTTGGTATTTTAAATGACGATTGGGCTTCTGATAGAGCTGACGCTGCAAACAACACATCAGATCCTCATGTTATGCAAGCTAAAAAAGCAGAGACAAAAAGAAAACAAGATGCAGAACATAAAGAAAAACAAAAAAAACGAAGAGAAAAAATGTCTCAATCTGATAGAGATTGGGCAGATGATAGGGCTGCAGCTGCACAGGCCGCCGGATAATTCACTTATTACAGGGACAGACAAATGAAATTAATTTGCGAACTAGCAGAAACAGTTGAATATGATTTAGTTGAAGCAGCAGAAGGAAAACCCAAACAGTATTTTATTGAGGGTATCTTCATGCAATCGGAAATGAAAAATAAGAATGGTAGAATTTATCCATTAAATGTTCTTGAAAAAGAAGTAAACCGTTATGTAAAAGAATACGTTACACCAAAACGTGCATTCGGCGAACTCGGACATCCAGATGGCCCTACCGTCAATTTAGATCGTGCATCACATATGATTACTTCTCTTGTAAAAGAAGGAAAGAATTTTGTTGGAAGAGCAAAGATTTTAGGAACACCAAATGGACAAATTGTAAAGAGTATGATTGACGAGGGTTGCCAATTGGGTGTTTCTTCAAGGGGAATGGGTACATTAAAACCCGATAGTAAGAATGCACAAGTCGTGCAAAGTGATTTTTATCTGGCTTCTGCCGCAGACATCGTTGCAGATCCATCCGCACCAAATGCTTTCGTTGAAGGTATTATGGAAGGAAAGGAATGGATTTGGGACAATGGTTTATTGCAGGAAAAAGACATTGAAAGAGCAAGAAGAAATATTCTGAATGCTACTTCCAAAACGCTCGAGGAAGTAAAATTAAACGAGTTTCAAAATTTATTGTCAAAGTTGTGATATTATAAATATTAACAGTAATCGAACTATACCATTAACAATTAGGAGTACCAAGTTCTATGGAAAATACAACTCAAGAAGAAATTCTGGAAGAAACTGAGCAAGAAGGACTTGTTGAAGCTCCAGAAGCAAGTGAAGCACAAGAAGTCAAAGAAGGTGAATTGCCTCCTGCATTGCAAAAAGCAATCGACAAGAAAAACGGCAAAAAGAATGATGACGAAGACGATGATGATGATGATGACGAAGAGGAAGAAGATGAGCAAGTAAAAAAAGAATCAGTAAAACTTCCTTCCACTAAGACAGCAATGATTTCTGCACTTTTTGATAAAGTCAACGGAATGAAAAAAGAAGAAGTGTCTAAACGTTTTTCTGAACTCATGTCAGTTATCGAAGCAGAAGACTTAGGTGGAGAAACAGTTGATAGTGCATCACCAGACGGTGATGATGTAAAAATCGGAAAAAAGAAAAAGAAAATGAAAATTTCTATGCCTGAAATTAATGTCAAAGAAGATATCGCTGCATTAGTAGAAGGTGAAGAACTTTCAGAAGAATTTAAATCTAAAGCATCTACAATCTTTGAAGCAGCTGTTCATCAAAAAGTGATGGAAGTCGCAAGTGTCAAAGTTGAAGAGATGGAAAAAGAATATCAAGCAGAATTGCAAGAAGAGATTGTATCATTCCGTAGTGAGTTGACTGACAAAGTTGACGGATACCTTAATTATGTTACAGAAGAGTGGATGAAAGAAAACGAACTTGCGCTTGAAAGTTCTTTAAAGAGCGAAATCACAGAAGAGTTCATGGGTGGATTAAAAGATCTATTCACAGAACACTACATTGAAGTACCAGAAGAAAAGGTTGACATTGTAGAAAATCTGTTTGATAAAGTAGAAGACCTTGAAGGTCAATTGAACAAATCAGTTCAAGAGAACATTAAGGTTAATAACGAACTCAACGAATATCGTAAGGACAAGATCTTAGAAGAAGTTTGTAACGACCTTGCAGACACACAATCTGAAAAGATGAAATCCCTTGCAGAAGGTGTTTCTTACGAAGATGATTCCGATAATTTTGAGGAAAAAGTGAAAACGATTAAGGAGAATTATTTCCCTAATCAACAAAAACAGGATGAAAACGTTGAACAGGTTGATTTGTCGTCTGATGGAGAAGAAACAACTGCTCCTAAGATGAACCAAATCATGGAAGCATATAGTAAAGCTATTGCTCGTAAATAAAATAACATTTTAAACATTTAAGGAGTTTAAAAATGCAACTTCAAGAA